AATATTAAACAAAGATACACCGATAAAGTTAGTAAATACGAATACTTTGTTACTGAGGGTGTTGTTGACTATACAGGTAACTATTCTGGTTATGTGGATAACCCAGTACAAACAACTTCATTATTAAACACACCATACTTTATTAATGCGATTGATGATGCGGTTACTAAAAGGAAGAATGGAACTGAAAATCCTAATGTCGGATTAGGATATTTGTTTGTTAATTCATTACCACTACAAACTTTAAGAGAAAAAATGAATAGAGGTAAAATCGACGAACCATTTGGTGACTATAATTTTGCAGTCTATAATAAATTTGCCGCTTTACATAAATTACCATATGCATGGGTCGTTAAATACGGTTCTATTTGGCATAGGTATAAAAAATATGTTCAACAACAGGTAGACATATTGGATGATATATGGAAACCAATTAATGAAAATACATTATTCGACCCTGTAACGTCACAGAAAACAACCACATATAAAATTCCTGCGGGTACTGGATATACAACTGTTTCGTTGGATGATAGTAACGTAAATACTTTTGGTAATATAACACAAAGAGTTAATGTTGGGTTTTACCCTAAACTTGTCAATGATATAAATTATCTATTTTCATATCAGGAATTTATTACTGGATATACTCAATCAGATTTTACAAATTATAGTGAAGGTAATACTCAATTGGGTGGTAAGGGTTTGAAAATTTATTCAAATAGTAATGCAAATATTAATTATATACCTGGTAATGTTGATGGTGACCCAACTAAGAGTCTTTCTATTGTAAACAACTACGTTTTCTATGATTCACCCGATTTACATAGTGATGAATCTGTTGCAAAAGTGATATGTTATCCATCGGCTGGTGGTGATGACTTTAATCAACATAGATATGAAGTTACTGATGCTGCCAACAATGTTAAAAATCCTTTGAGACAAACTTTATATGATGGTTCTGTAAAATCATTGTGGGGGGTATCACATTACGGGTATTTTGATGATTCTGCGGTGGTCAAACCGGACTATTATGAATATATTAAATCTATCGATACGAATAATGACAATCAAAATAGTTTTGATTTATTATACTCGTTTGAATATTCTAGAATTGAAGAAATTTTTGCGGTATTTAATGAAGATGTTTTAAACATTTTTGAAACTGAGTTCTTAAAATTTTGTAAAGACCCTAATAGGGATTTGGTTAATAGTGAATATCCACACCTATTAGACACACTTAAACCCTTATTCTTTGTTGACAGACCCGCACTAACAGGTGTCGGAGAAGTCGATGGTAAATTAATTGCTGAAAAACAAAAATATGGTTTTAAAAAAGGTATTCGAAGACTATTGGATAGTAAGGTAATTTACAAACAAGGTAATCCGACTTACTACGATAGAAGAGTATGGAATTCATTTAGTAGTGATGATTCTTATCATCCAAATCAAAAAATTAATTTTGGTAATTACGTAGTTAATTCTTTGCCGACCGCGGGTGGTTCTATTACTTTAGCTCAAAGTCAGGCTAATTACCCTGAGGCGTGGGAAGCATTGAACCTATCTGTTGGTAGATATTTTGCGGATGGGTATGTTTACACAAATAGTGGGTCAGTTATTACGGATTTCTTTGTTGATATGAACGTTGAATTTACAGAGACTAATGTAAGACTGCTTAGTCATATTATTAAAATGTACGCTACTCAAAAATTCAAAAATCCATCAATGACAAAGGCTAATTTTGATACTATGTTCAATGATTACCTGTCATTACTTAATACGTCACAACAGGATATTCAAAATATTTTATTTAGAAAATTAAACCAAGACTTACCAAATATCACAGAAGAAAATGATAAGATTGAATCCTCAATGAAGGGTGATGTGGTAAAATTAGAGTTATATGAATTTTTCAAGACACTGAATGATAAATGGATTGCGGGTGGAGATTTTCAAGAAAGAACAATTTTTGAAGATTTCTTATTTTTGGATAGAGCCAACAGGAATATTGGTGACAAATTAATAGTGAACGTTGATGGATTAAGAAGATTTTTAAATGCGAGAAATAGTAAAAATTCTGTTTATACTTTAATAGGTCACCTGATTACAAATAATAACATGTTATTCATGGCATTACCTAGTTATACAAATTTCTATGGTATAGCAGAACCATCACCAGGTGCCACACCTAAAGAGGGGATAGAAGACTCCGCTTCGAGCGTATTTGGAACATTTGCTGAGGTAGATTATTTAGATAACCGACCTAAATTCCTTTGTTTGTTTACGGATAGAGTTTCAGAACATTTGAACTTAGAAAATAATATTGATTATCGTTATGGTAATGATGGTGTAGAATTCTTTAAAGACCCCGCACTTAGAGAAGAACAATCAGATAAAGATGATTATGCTCTTTCAAATAAAGTTGTTGCCTTTAATGTAGATTTTGGTGTTAGGAATCAAGGAATTTTCCAGTCCGTGAGTTTGGACCAGTCACAATTCAAAGACACTTCTGAATCTTTCTTAATAACCACCGAGATTGCAAACCAAGCCAAAGGTTCTAAAACTTTCCAACAATCGACTTCATTGTATAACATATATAAAAATAGAAGTTATAATTGCCAAGTCGTATCAATGGGTAATGTCATGATACAACCTACGATGTATTTTAACTTGAGATATGTTCCTATGTTTACAGGTCCATACTGGATTTTAGATGTGAACCATAGTATCACTCCAGGTAATTTTACAACAACATTTAGTGGAGTTAGAATGTCTAAATACTCATTCCCTGATGTTAAAGATTTAGTAATGAGTGTCAATTTAGACATATTACAACAACTTAATGATACCTATAACAGTGAAGAAAAAGCGGCGGAAAGTAACCAAAATGCTGACGGAGCAACAGAGGATGCAACACCATCTAGTACTGGTGTAAGTGGAGAGGTTGAAGAAGTTAATCAAACCTTCTGTTCGCCGATTGCCGAATATGAAACATTACCATATGTTACCCTTAGAGATGAAACGTTACCGTATTCTGAAATAAAAACTTATGTTGATGATATAACACTATCCAATGAAAATATTCGTAGACTTATTGCGTTGATACCATGGGTTGAAAATAATGTAACAGGTGGGGTAATTAAGTTTAAAAATGGTAATCTTGCTAATTTAACTACAGATGTTACAACATTACGAGGTATTTTATATACCGATATTGAGGGTCAGGTTTGTGTTAATAATGGAAGTCAAAATAGACCGTTAGCGTCATTTATCGATTGGAAAACAAGTATGGATGTTGTTAAGACAGTGTTGACCACATCATCAGTATCCAATGATATGACCCAAATCGGTCTTCCTGAATATGTAGATGAAAATGAAAAACTATATGCAAAAATTTACATTAAATATCTTTATTCACAAATAGGAACAGATGCCGAGTTTGATAGAATTATTACCAGTCCAGCAAACGCAAGTGAACAACGTATAAAGGACAGATATGATGCGGTTGTTCCTTCATTTAAAAGAGGAATTAATTGGTATGTAAGTGCATTCTAAGAAAATTAAGTATTTCGATATATTTATATAGAAAAGTAATATTATGAACGTAAAATCATTATTAGACCAGTATTTGTCAAAAGACACGAGAATTACTGAAAGAGATGCCGGAAATGGTTACAAAGAAGTTTGTGACTTAGACACAGGAGACTGTTATACCGTTAGTATGAGAGACGGACTTATTGAGAGAGTTGATAATACAAGACAAGTAAACAGAACCCTTAAAGTTGAAACACCTCATGGTGTGAAAACATTATTAAACGGGTAAAAAAAAGATTAAGATGTCAGTAGATAATAAAATATTAGAAGAATTAAAAAGACATAACTCAATCAACAAATATTTGACGGAGCAAGAAGCACCTGTTGACGCACCTGAAGGTGGTGATGATTTAGAGTTAGATATGGATGTTGATACGGATGCTGAAGAAATTCCAGAACCTGTTGATATTGAGACTGACCCTGATGTTGAGAAAGTTGACGACGAGGGTAATGTTGAAGGTGAAGACATGGGTGGTGACACTGAAGAGTTAGAGATTACAGATTTAGTAAACAAGCAAAACGAAATCTCAGATAAACAAGATGAGTATATGGACTCAATGTTTGATAAGTTGAACGACTTAGAAAGCAAGTTGTCACAGATGGACCAAATCTTAACAAAGATTAATGACATCGAAGCTAAGGTTGAGAAATATCGCGAGAAGTCACCAGAAGAGAAATTACAATTGAGAAGCTTGGATAGTTACCCATACAATCAGAAGTTGACAGACTTCTTCGCTGACAAAGAAGTTGAGATGCAACAAACAGGTAAGAACGAATACGTTTTGACCTCTGATGAAGTAGAAAACTATTCAGATGCAGATATCAGAAAGTCATTTGATACACCTATCAATGACGAAGAATAACACTTGACAATACACATAATTTTATATATTATAAGGCCACTCAAATGAGTGGTCTTTTTCTTTTTGGTCAGTTGACTTTTGGGGTAATAAGACTATACTTATTAATGAGTTTAAGAGAAACAATTAACAGAGTAAAAAGAAAAAATTATGGGAAATGCACTCGACGCTGTGTTAGCACAGTATGAAAAAAACACCCAACGCGCAAACAACGGCGGGGGTAACTCAATGTCTCAAGAAGACAGACTAAAAAGATACTTTACAACGTATCTTCCTAAAGGGACCAAATCTGGTCAAAAAGTAATCCGTATCCTTCCAACACCTGATGGTTCTTCACCATTCAAAGAGGTATGGTACCACGAAGTACAAATCGATGGTAAATGGACTAAATTGTACGACCCAGGTAAGAACGACGGTGAGCGTTCACCACTTACTGAGGTTTACGAAGAGTTGATGTCAACAGGTAAAGACTCTGACAAAGAATTGGCTCGTCAGTATCGTCCACGTAAATTCTACATCGTTAAGGTAATTGACCGTGAGAATGAAGACCACGGACCTAAGTTTTGGAGATTTAAGGATAACTACAAACAAGAAGGTATCTTGGATAAAATCATTCCAATTTGGAAACAAAAAGGTGACGTGACTGACGCTAACGAAGGTCGTGACTTGATTGTTGATTTGTCTAAAGCTAAGACTCCTTCAGGTATTGAATACACAGTAGTGAAAACTATTATGTATGACGACCCAGCACCTATTCACACTGACAAAGCTCAGATGAAGGAATGGGTTGAAGATGAGTTGACTTGGCAGGATGTTTATTCACAAAAACCTGTTGAGTATTTGGAAGCTATCGCAAGAGGTGAGACACCTGTTTGGGATACAGAATTGAAAAAATACGTTTATGGTGACGACACAGAAGTGACTTTGGGAGGTTCAGTAGCCTCTGACTCAAACACTACAGTGAAAGACCCACAGGCGGGAATGGAAGTTGACACAGACTTGCCGTTCTAAGAATCACTAATACGATGGTAGGGACTTCTGTCCTTACCATCTTTATTTACTAAGTAATATGGCAATTAAGAAAAAAGATTTCAAATCGTTGAAGCAGAAATACTCTACTTCAGCAAAATACAAACCACAAAGGTTTTTAGATTTGGGTGAGGCGTTTTTGGATGCGGTAGGTCTACCTGGTCCTGCAATCGGTCACCTGAATATGTTCTTGGGTCATAGTGATACTGGTAAAACAACTGCGTTAGTTAAAGCCGCGGTAGACGCACAAAAGAAGGGTATCCTTCCTGTCTTTATCATCACTGAACAGAAATGGTCTTTTGACCACGCATTGACAATGGGTTTCGAATGTGAAGAAGTTGTTGATGAGGAAACGGGTGAATTGGATTGGGACGGATTCTTCTTATTTAACAACAACTTTGATTACATTGAACAAATCACAGACTACATCAACGAATTGTTGGATGCACAAGAGAAGGGTGAGTTGGAATACGACTTATTGTTCTTGTGGGATTCTGTAGGTTCTGTTCCTTGTAAAATGACCTTTGACGGTAAGGGTGGTAAACAACACAATGCCGCTACATTGGCAGACAAAATCGGTATGGGTATTAACCAAAGAATTGCAGGTTCAAGAAAGGCGACATCAAAGTATGAAAATACATTGGTGATTGTTAACCAACCATGGGTAGAATTACCTGATAATCCTTTTGGTCAACCTAAGATTAAAGCTAAAGGTGGTGAAGCAATTTGGTTGAACTCATCATTAGTATTCTTGTTTGGTAATCAGAAAAATGCTGGTACCAATAAGATTGCTGCGGTCAAAGACAAAAGAAAAGTTAAGTTTGCAGTTAGAACAAAAGTATCGGTTATGAAAAACCACATCAATGGATTGGGATATGAGGATGGTAAGATTATCGTAACTCCTCACGGTTTCTTGGCAGGTAAAGAATCTGCTGAAGAAAAGAAATCTATTGAACAGTATAAGTCTGAACAAGCAGAATATTGGAAAAAGGTAATCGGAACAGATGGCGATTACAAATTGGAAGAAGTAAAAGAAGTCTAACCTTTAATTGAGGGTATTTTGACAAAGACACTATTAGTTGACGGAAACAACTTATTCAAAATAGGATTTCACGGAGTGAGAGATTTGTACCATGAGGGAAACCACATTGGTGCAATCTTCCATTTCGTCAATACCCTCAAAAAGTTCTTGGTGGAACACAATTACGATAAGGTAATCGTATTTTGGGATGCTGAGGATAATTCACAGTCGAGAAGAGACTTGCTCGAACAATACAAAAGAAATAGAAAGAGAACTCTTAACGAAGCACAACAGATTTCATTTGAATGGCAGTTGTCTCGAATTAAGAAATATCTTGAAGAAATGTTTATCCGTCAGGTGTGTATTGATGGTTGTGAATCGGATGATGCGATTGCTCACTATTGTAACATATCTGAGGATGAATACAAAACTATATTTTCATCAGATAAGGACCTTACACAGCTTATCTCGGACAAAGTAGAGGTCTACTCACCTAACCACCGAAAAGTCTATAAGAACGGAGATATTATCCCTCTGAAAGACATTTCCATACCACACTACAATGTAACTACATTTAAGATTCTATCGGGGGATAAATCTGACAACATTGATGGTGTTCATTTGTTGGGTGAGAAAACTTTTGCTAAGTTATTTCCTGAGATATTGGACAAAGCAGTTTCTGTTGACGATATTATACAACGTGCCGAAGAATTACAATCTGAGGGAGACAAAAGAAAGATATTGGAGAGTATAATCACTGGTAAAACAAAACGGGGGGTTTTAGGTGATGAGTTATTTGATATTAACAAAAAAGTGGTAGATTTGTCTCACCCAATGATTAGTGATGAAGGCAAGGAGGAAGTTGAACTCTACTATACAGAAGAGTTGGACCCCGAAGGGAGAGGATATCAGAATCTCATGAGAATGATGATGAAGGATGGAATCTTCAAATATTTACCCAAACAAGATGATGGTTGGGTAGATTTTTTAACACCTTTTATGAAACTTACACGTAAAGAAAAAAAACGTTACAAAAACAAAAATTAAGTTATGAAAGAAAAAAATGACGTAACAAAAATGGAATTCCTTTTGATGTTGAACGACAACATCGTAGTACAGCGTTACTTCAATGTTAAAGGGTATAATCCGAAAGCACGAAAGAGTATTGATGTTGTTGAATTCGTTAATGAATTCGGTAACAAATTGATGAAAGACTTGAAGGCAAGAACCAACATGTATATGTTGGACAATTACAACCAAATTGTTTTGGACCCGGCTATTTTGGACACATCAAACACTGATGGTCCGGAGACATTCCACATCAAAATTAGACTTGGTGATGAGACAATTTGTCATAAAATTATTGACGCGAAATTATACCCGCCGAAAATAAGATACACCGTAGACATACGCCCGCAACTAAAAAGTTTGCTTCGCGGTTTGACAGAGATTTTCTCAAGCGAAGATTTATCGTATGACTACATGGAATATCAGTTAGGTTAACCATATTTATTATTTACCCGAAAGAAAAAAGATTGATATGTCAAAAGATAAAAACTTCGGTTACCTCGGTAACTCATTCCAAATACAACTTCTAAACAACATCGTAATTGACAAAGACTTTGCCAATTCAATTGTTGATGTGTTGGACCCGAAGTATTTTGATAATCAATATTTCAAAATCATTATGCAGATGATTAAGGAGTACTACGTGAAGTACGAACATACTCCAACATTTGCAACATTGGAACAACTAACGAAGAGTGAAATTACCTCTCCAATGGCTCAGAAGATGGTTTTTGACATGTTAAACGATGTCAAAGAAGCACCAATTGAAGGGTCGGACTTTGTTCAAGAGAAGTCACTTAAGTTCTGTAAGCAGCAAGAATTACAGAAGGTGATGAGTAAAGCTCAGAAAATCATCGATAAGGGTGATTTTGAGTCTTACGACCACTTGGAGGAGATGGTACGAGAGGCTTTACAAGTTGGTGAGGTGGACACCGGTACCTCTGATGTATTCTCAAATTTGGATGTAGTGTTGGATGACGATTACCGTCACCCAATTCCGATGGGAGTACCAGGTATTGATAACCTTATGAAGGGTGGATTGGCGAAAGGTGAGATTGGAGTTATCTTGGCACCGACTGGTGTTGGTAAGACGACATTCTTAACAAAGATTTCAAACCACGCATTCAACTTGGGTTACAACGTTTTACAGATTTTCTTTGAGGACAACCCAAAGATTATCCAACGTAAACACTTCACACTTTGGACAGGTATTGCTCCCGACAATTTGTCAAACCACAAGGACGAGGTGATGGCAAAGGTTAGAGACATCAAAGAGAACACAAAAAACTCTTTGACTCTTAAGAAGTTACCGTCAGATACTATGACTATGAATCAGATTAAGAATCAGGTCAGAAAGATGATGGCAGAGGGAACAAAGATTGATATGATTGTTGTAGATTACATTGATTGTATCACACCTGACAAAAACTTGGGCGATGAATGGAAGAGTGAAGGTTCTGTGATGAGGGCTTTTGAGGCGATGTGTCACGAGTTGGACATCGTTGGATGGACCGCAACACAGGGTAACCGTTCTTCAATATCATCAGAAGTTGTGACAACCGACCAGATGGGTGGTTCTATTAAGAAGGCTCAGGTTGGTCACGTGATTATCTCGGTTGCAAAGTCTCTACAACAAAAGGAGATGAACTTGGCAACCATCGCAATTACTAAGTCTCGTATCGGAAAAGACGGTATTGTGTTTGAGAATTGTAAGTATGACAATGAGATGTTGGTTATTGATACTGAACAGAGTATGACTTTCTTAGGTTTGGAAGAACAAAGGGAAGAGAAACAGAGGGATAGAATCAAGGAACTCATGGAGAAACGTAAACAACGTGAGGGACAACAAAATTTATAAAACTTTAAAGTAAAAATGGATATGGAAAACATGACTAATGTTTATGACAAAGATGCTCGTTTTGTCATCAAAAGAAGTGGGGAACAGGTTTTGTTCCAAGAAAATAAAATCAAACAGGCGGTTTTGAATGCGATGGAAGGGGCCAATGAGGTTGACTTAGAAATGGCAGAAAAAATTGCTAGAATAACAAGAAAAGGTTTATTCAGAGAAGACAAAGAAAACATCCCACACGTGGACGATATCCACGAGATGGTTGAAAATAAATTGATGGATAACGGTTTGAATGATGTTGCCAGAGAGTATATAATTTATCGTTCAAAACACAAACCAAATATTTTTGCAAAGAGAGTGAATTTAAAACCTTATGAATACCCTGAGTTGGTTGAGTATGTTGATGCTATTAGACATTCTTATTGGGTTCATACGGAGTTTAATTTTACTTCTGATATTCAAGATTTTAAAGTTCACTTGACAGAAGAAGAACGAACAACAGTCCAAAGAGCAATGTTGGCAATTTCACAAATTGAAATTGCTGTTAAAACATTTTGGGGAGACATCTATAAGAGAATGCCTAAACCTGAAATTGGTAATGTAGGTGCAACATTTGCAGAATCTGAGGTGAGACACGCAGATGCATACTCTAATTTAATTCAAGTATTGGGTTTAAATTCAGAATTTGAAAATTTAATGGAAGTTCCTGCAATTAGAAGAAGAATTAAATACTTAGAAAAATCCATAGTAAATTCTAAGTCTGTTGAAAACAGAGATTATTTTGAATCGGTAGTGTTATTTTCGATGTTTGTTGAGAATGTATCTTTATTCTCACAATTCTTAGTTATCATGTCATTTAACAAACATAAAAATATGTTGAAAGGTATGAGTAACGCTGTTGAGGCGACATCAAAAGAAGAAAATATTCACGCGGAATTTGGTTTTGATTTGGTTAACTTAATTAAGAAAGAAAACCCATCTTGGTGGACACCACAATTGGTTGAAGACTTGATTGATGCAACTATGGAAGCGTTCAGTGCTGAATCTGATATTGTTGATTGGATGTTTGAAAAAGGAGATTTAGATTTCCTTTCAAAAGCTCAAACTATTGAGTTTATTAAACACCGTTTTAATGTATCATTAAATTCTATTGGTATTGATAGTATTTTCCATGTTGACCAAAAATTATTAGAAACTACTGAATGGTTTGATGATGAAATCTTTACAACAAAACACACAGATTTCTTCAACAAAAGAAGTATCAATTATAGCAAAAAATCAAAATCAATTACATCAAACGATTTATTTTAAAAAAATACAATAACAAAACAATAATATGAAAGACAGAAAACCATTTGATTGGATTAACGATAAATCAATTACCTTCCTCCAAAGAGGTTACTTGAGTGAGGGAGAAGAACCATTAGAAAGAATCAGAACAATTGCAGAACATGCGGAGAAATTATTAGGTATTGAGGGTTTTGCTGATAAATTTTATGGTTATATGGGTAAGGGATGGTATTCACTATCTTCACCCGTATGGGCTAACTTTGGTAAAAAAAGAGGATTACCTGTAAGCTGTTTCGGCTCTAATATTGGTGACAATATTGAGTCAATTCTATATACACAAGCAGAAGTTGGTGAAATGAGTAAGATGGGTGGTGGAACATCAGGATACTTTGGAAATATTAGAGGACGAGGTGCTGAAATAACGGATAATGGACACGCACCAGGTTCAGTTCACTTTATGAATTTATTCGAAAGTGTAGTAGATAACATTTCACAAGGCTCTACTCGTAGAGGTCGTTTTTCACCATACTTACCAGTTGAACACCCAGATATCATGGAGTTTTTAGAGATTGGAACAGAAGGTGCACCTATTCAAGATTTGACACACGCGGTTACTGTGACTGATGAGTTTATGAAAGAAATGATTGAAGGTGATACTGATAAGAGAGCGGTTTGGGCTAAAGTAATTCAAAGAAGAGGTGAAATTGGTTACCCATACATTATGTTCACTGATACAATGAATAACAAAGCACCTGAGGTATATCGTGAAAATAATATGAAAATTTACAACTCTAATTTGTGTTCCGAAATTGCACTACACAATTCTGAAGAAGAATCATTTGTATGTGTGTTATCATCAATGAATGTTTTACATTATGATGAGTGGAAAGACACAGACGCTGTTGAAACGATGGTTTATTTCTTAGATGCAGTTGTAACAGAATTTATTGATAAGATTGATTCATTAAGACACAACGGAACTATCGAAGGTCAAAGGGCATTCTTCTATTTAGAAAAGGCATATAACTTTGCGGTTAGACAAAGAGCGTTAGGTTTAGGAGTATTGGGATGGCATTCATTCTTACAAAGTAGAGGTTTACCGTTTGATACTCGTGATACTGCTAGATTGAATGTTGAAGTGTTCAAGCATATCAAAGACAAATCATATAAAGCATCACAAGAATTGGCTAAAATGTTTGGGGAACCAGAAACATTGAAAGGGTATGGTAGAAGAAATGTCACTCTTAATGCTATCGCACCAACTACATCTTCAGCATTTATTTTAGGTCAAGTTTCACAATCTATTGAACCTATTTGGTCAAATTGTTATGTTAAAGACGTGGCTAAGATGAAGGTAACTATCAAAAATCCTATTCTTGAAAAACTTTTAATTGAGTTAGGAAAAGACACAAAAGAGGTGTGGAATAGTATTAAGAAAGCGGATGGTTCAGTCCAACATTTGGATTTTTTGAGTGATGAACAAAAAGAAGTATTCAGAACATTTGCAGAAATTAATCAAGCGTCTATAATTAACCAAGCTGCGGTTCGTCAAGATTATATTGACCAAGCACAATCATTGAATTTGATGATTTCACCCGACATGCCGACTAAGGATGTCAACAAACTCCTTATTGATGCTTGGCAGTTGGGTGTTAAAACTTTATATTATCAACACTCTATGAATTCAGCTCAGGCTTTCGCAAGAAAGAAATTGAATTTGAACGACTTACAGTGTGTTGCTTGTGAAGGTTAAGAGTTATTTTTAACAAACAATGTGATTAAAAGAGGACTTCGGTCCTCTTTTTTTTATAATTTATTTAGTTACGATATTTATAGACAATGGCAGACGGTAAAACATACGGTATTAATTTTCCACTACAGGATAGTAAGGATGGAAAATATTTTTCTCTTTCACAGACAACAGACGAAGAAGTAAGGACAGACCTCTTACATTTGGTCTTAACGAGAAAGGGTAGTAGGTATTATTTACCAGACTTTGGGACAAGAATATACGAATTTATTTTTGAACCAATGGATGGAACAACTTTCGATGTAATTAAAGAGGATGTTAGGTTGTCTATTGAAAAATACATTCCTAACTTAACGGTAAATAATATTACATTAACACCATATCTTGATGATTTGGAGGCTGAAGGAGAATTAAACCAAGAAAAGTTAGGGGTTGGTGGTATATATAGAATTCCTGGTAGGGGAACGGAAGAATATACCGCAAAATTGAGAATAGATTATTCAATAAATGACGGAACATTTGATTCCAAAGATTTCGTAATTATCAATATTTAATAGTATATGGCAAATAGAAAGATATCATATACAGAAAGAGACTTTGAAGGTTTAAGACAGGACCTTGTAAACTATACAAGACAGTATTACCCTGAACTTATTGATAACTTCAATGATGCTGCAGTTTATTCGGTATTAATGGATTTGAACGCAGCCATTGGTGATAACTTAAATTATCATATCGATAGAAGTATTCAAGAAACTGTTTTACAGTATGCACAACAACGTTCATCTATCTTTAATATTGCTAGAACTTATGGTTTGAAGATTCCTGGTAATAGACCTTCAGTTGCGTTAGTTGATTTCTCAATTACTGTCCCACCATCAGGTGACCAAGAAGATACAAGTTATTTAGGTAT